CTTTTGAGGATAAAGACTTTGGCGATTGGAACGGTATTAAAAATTATATCGAATCTCAATTAACAGAAGATTTTAATAAAACTAAATAATTATGAAAGTAATAGTAGAAAAAGAAGAAGCTGAAAAAGTTTCTTTTGACCCTAATAAAGATTATCCAGTATTAAGAAATTTTGTGCAATCTGACATTTTAGGATTTGCGAAAGTGACTTTACATAACGTCATAATGTATGCTGACTTAAATCTAAAAGAGAATGTAAATGGCTATCCTGCTATTGGATATATTAGAGTAAACGAAACGGATGTTTGTCATTTGGAAGCTATATCTATTTGCAACAGTCCCAATAGTGATGAATCAATTGAACCAATCGAATACATATTTCAATTAGAAGGCAAGCCGAGTAATTTAAAAACGAAATGAAAGAAACGGAATTACGAATAGGGAACTTTATTTATTATAGGGATAAAGAAATATTATTAGAAGTTTCTAATTTAGGTTCAAAAGGTTTTGAAACAATTGGTTACGAAGGAACTTTTGTTTATGGAAGTGACGATATCGAAGAATATAATCCTATACATTTAACAAAAGAATGGCTTCTTGAATATGGTTTTTACGAAAACAGAAGTAATAATTCTTGGCAATTAGATACTAAATATGGTTTTACTATTTGGGGTCGTATAGATAAAGGATTTAATATTTATGATGAATACGATAATGAAATTGGGAACACTATAGAGTATGTACATCAATTACAAAATCTATATTTCTCATTGATCGGAACGGAATTAGTTCTTAATGCCTAACAAAAAACTCAGCTACCAAACGGCTGAGTTTTTTATTTCTAACAAGGACGGACGCTTTTCTTGATAAACTAACACTTTGACTGATTCAGAATTGCACTGACAACCCTCCCATCTTTCAAGAGTACATTCCCAATAACTACCTTTATATCTTAGATGTTTAGCACTGTATTTCATCTTGTAACACTTATAAATTCCGAACTTTTCCTATTCTGAGCAAACCGTTTCGCTCCACTACTCAAAAGCGATGTCATTTCCTTTGATGTGAAGCTTCGTGCTATCTCTTTTTTCTGGTCCATACAATACAATAATTGTCCGCTTCCAGTAACATCCATAAAAACACTTTCTGTCAATCCTGCATTATGTATTCGCCTTGAAAAATCAACATGTTCATATTTGCCTAGTCCATAATTCCAATCAAAACCTCCTATTGTATCAATGCATTTTCTAGTAACATATAACATACAGCCGTTGCCTAAGGTGTGGTGTTTAAAACCGTTCTTTGCTTTGAAGCATGGAAGGAACGTAAAGCACAAATGTTCTTTACCTGAATCAATATAAGGCAAATACCATTCGTCTGTTATCGGGTAGGTATCATCATCAAATAAAAATATGTGGTCGTATTTGGCAAGTTCTAAGCATTTGTTTTTAGACGCTGGTATTCCTGCTCTTTCCGAAAAACGATGTGAAGCATTGCAGTAGGGTTTTTCAGAAGCGTCATCTATAACTACCAACTGATATTCACAATTTGTATGTTTTTCTATTTGAGCCAATACAAAAGCAAATGAAGGCAATCTATTCCGTGTAGTTATACAAATACTTATCATACTCCTAAATTAAATTTATTTTGGTCGTACTTTTTATTAAAGATTCGTACTTGATTGTCTGTCAGTTCCATTCTATTCCCTGTTGATACTGTTTTTAATGTTGTAGAAACTAAATGATTTACAATTGAATTAACAACTAGCATAGGCTGTACATCAAACGCTTTACATTGTTCAATAACAACATCATCACTACAATAGAAATTCACATCTTCATCAAAACCGCCTATTTTCTCCCATAAACTGCGCTCTATCATAAAACACCATCCTGATAAATGGCGTCCTGTTTTATCCCCAATGGTGTTTACTCTAATATCTCGCTGTCTTTGGTCACGTGGTTCTTTAGGACTAACTAATGGATGATTAGCAGATATGAGAGCGGTAAGCCATCCGTTTTTGAATAGTAGGTCATTGTTAGCTAACATGGCGTAGTGTGCAGTTCCTTGTTTAATCCCAAAGTTTCCATAAGCGTTGTAATTAAATGGGAAATCGGGGTAAACCGTTACAGCATTCCTGTAAGATAAGGTTTTCACACTCTCTACTACAATCACATTAACCTTAATCCCTCTCGCCCCGTTAATACATGTATTAATAGCATTTTGCGTCATTGCCTGCATCCTTGCGTCTTTACCGTCCGAAATAATAACTACATCAACTACAGCAGGTTTGCGGCTTTCAACAATATAAGGACTATCTTCTTGAGCAACCGTTGTTTTTTCGTTGTAATCGTAATGATACAGTACTTTATTTATTTCCGTTTGCGTTCTCAAATGAGCTTTTAGCATCTTTGAGTAAGCCGAATCTTCACCGTTCTTTATATTCAAAAAAGGCACTCGTTTGGCTATTTCTTTTTTTACACAACAAATGTGATTAGGTAATCTATGGTATGTATCTGTTGTGTTATAATCTTTGGCATATTTGTTTGAGTAATGACAAATCTTTGCAGGATCTCCATTCAAAGAAACCGAAGCAAGGAATGTAATGACATCGGCATTGCTTTCTGTTGCCGTCAGTAATGAAGAAATATAGTCAGATTCAATCCTGTCATCATCATCTACAAAAACAATGTACTCGCCTTGTGCAATATCAATAAGATTATTTCTTTTACTGCCTAACATACGTTCTTTGTTATCAATCAGAAAAAGCACCTCTACCGACTTTTGTTGCTCGATTGACAACAATTCTAATTGACCATAAAGCATGTCTAAGCACTTAGGTAAAAATGTATTTCTTCTTTCTGCAACGCTTGGAACTAATATTGATAGTTTCATAGATTAAATATTCGTTTTACATTCTTTATTATCACAACTTCTTTTACCGAACCAAAAAGGCTTTCTTGTCATTGTACTTCGACAAACTTTGCAAAATACAGAGCAATTGCTATTAATTACTCTACATGGTAAAACAGGCGGTTTAGGCACGTATATCGAAACAGGAACAATTCCCCCCGAAATATACTCATCGCTTCCTGCTAGCTTCATAATTAATTAAATTGGTTTTTACGTATCAAACGCCCATTAGCATCTTTTTTATTCTCAAACACTACAATACATCTGCAATTGACAGAATTTCCTGCACTCAAACTAGCATCACAAGGATAACGAGCAGATTCCAAAGCACCTGTTTTCATATTCTGCAAAAAGAATAATTGATCCATTTCAACAAAAGGACGGTTAAGCATATCTAAGTGGGCTGGTCTTGTTCTTTTGTCGGCGAATGCACTCCAATTCTTAACTTTTACGTACGGACTAGACAACGCCGCTAAATAACGACCCTGATTAGCACTTGTAACCGTTTCAGTCCTAGCAATAGTCAAAGCACGGTTTTTATTAAAATCTTTATCATCACGAATGGTTTTAGCTACTTCTCTAGCACCTAACCCCGAAGCAATACCTCTTTCAATTAATACTGCTATTCGTTCACGTGTTGTTTGTTCAACTTGTGCTATACGTCCTGCAATTCTAACAGTTAAAAAGTCACCCAACAAAGAACGCCATAAATTAATAGGCACATCATTTGTATTTGGAGTAAAAACACTAGCAAACACATCAATCAAATCTTTTTGTTGCTTTGGTTTAGGGTCATCAAATTGATTCCATTGTATTTCAGCTTCATTAATCGTTACATCGTTGTATAGCTTCGTGTATATTGCTGTTAGTTTTGCGTGTTGAATATCGTAAGCCATTGAACCGTTTGCGTATGCGGTTGCTGCTGAATTATTGACTGATAGTAACCACGAATAATACATTTTTTTGTATTTATTCTCATAGACTTTTTCTCTTTTTATGAAATCTCGGTGTTGGCTTCTATAACTCTGCATTTTGAATTTCTTTTAGTTTAGATTGATAAGCTAAATGCGCATCGTATTCATTTATGAAAGAACCTAGATTATATCTCTTTCTGCCAACGGACAATGATGCATACCATTTCTTTCTACTTATATGCCAACAAACACCAACGTACTGACTATTTCTATTAAATCTAAATTGGTCTTTTGATGCATTGTTTCTTTGTGTAATAATCTGCAAATTATCAACACAATTATTTGATGGTACGTTGTCTTTATGGTCAACTATGTTTTTGTATCTGTTAGGAATATGGTTTAAAAACGCAATAGCTACTAATTGATGAACCGTAAATGATTTGCCTTTTCCGTCTTTACAAAGAGATACTGTAAAATAACCGCTCTTTGCTCTGCCAGGAATAAGCATTTGACCTTTTACTTTTGCTATTGAATTATTTAACGCTTTTCTTGTTCTGTCTAGCGACCTAACACGTCCGATATTGGATACTTCATAAATTCCTTCGTACCCTTTTACTTCTTTCCAAATTTCTTGTGATTCCATTTTTACTGAGATTAAGTTATACTGAGAAATTAAAAAGCCGAAATGCTCTCAGTTCACACTTTTATTTGGGTAATTAATCCAAACTATCGGCTTTGTAAATATAGTAAATTAACTGTTTACGTCCAAATTGTCCTCGTTAATTTCTTCTGTATCAGTTACGTATAAATCCTCTAAAGTACTTAATCCACTAGGTAGAATAACATTTTTGTATTCAGCCGTATCTAATTGATCATAAGACATCATTGCTCTACGCTCATCTAATGTTAACCACCACGATTGAGCAGCTATCTTACTTTCTTTTTCAAGGTCGCTTTGCATCTCAGGAAATATAGTATAATCATATTCAATAATAACCGATTCCCCTAACACATCTTTAATAAACTTATTATACACGCCTTTTCTAGCTTCTACTAACGGTATTACGCAATCGGTAATAACAGCTTTCCTAGCTTCAGCAAAGTTATTGTATTTCTTATCTCCCCCCATTAAATCGGATGGATATTGATAAACATTGCATAATTCATTAACCATTTCTGTTTTTGATGCAAGGATATTCAAATCAACCGCACTAAGTCCAAAAGCAGTCCACGTTAAAGCAGAAGGAGTAACGAGTATATCTCCTGCTTTATGCACGCCTTGATGTTGTTGCTTAAATTTATCTTGTATTGCAATAGCTTGTTCTTCACTTAATCCATCAGCAGAAGAAGTAGCTCCTGTTATCATTCCACCTGGTCCCATATTTTCAAACTGGAAACCTTGTGTTAAGTCGGCATTTTTATAACGCCCTAACAGAAGTCTACACGATTGCAACGGTGATAAACCTTTAAATTGTTTTGTAGGTGATTGACCTGATGTTATCGGATTCCATTTTTTGAAGTGCAAAACATCTTTACCTGGCAATGTATCTTGCAAGTAGTTGACCTTATACGAAAACTCAGGAGCAAATGGATTTCCTTTTACCATAATATCAACACAAGGAGCGGCAAGTGTATGCAATTCGTGTGTACTTCCTACTCCAATATGATAAAGATAAGAGTTACCTGTTAATAATTTGTATCCGTCAATATCATAGTTTTGTTCCGCTGTACATTGGTAACTGTTAGGGTTTAGTAACAAAGCTTCTATTATGGAGTTCTCTACCTTATCGTACGCCTCAGCTTTGTACTTGAGAGCCTTGATGTAATTACCACTTTCCATCATTGCTTTGTATTTCAATTCTTTGGAACGGGACTTCACACGAAATACCTCAAAAGGAACAATAGTAGACTTGCTTAATATAGCTTCAATAAGTCCGTAAACATTAGGTAATTCTTTGTATCCTTTATCGATATAAGTACTGCTTTTCTCGTCTGGATACACCCACGTTCCTGATTTGGAAAGAGTCCATTGAACGTTAAGATTAATTGCTTTTTTGCTAAGTATGTTAATAGCTTTTTCACGGAGCTTATCGAATGTACCCATTTTTTATACTAAATTAGTTGTAAAAATACTAAATTATTTTGTACTAAATTACAAACCATCCTTTTTTACCTAGTAATCTATTTATTGACTGAACTAAAGCATCCTGTAAATCGTCGTGTTCGCCATTAGGAAACATTAAAATACCTTGCTTACTATCTGAGTGTAGTTTATCATAAATAGACCGTTTGCAGTAAATCATTCCCGATTCAGCATAAGGAGTTGCCATTTGCGCACGTGCTACCTTATCACCTCCGACTACTTGAATTTCAATTGCTGGTATTCCTTGATTTGTAAGTACTTGTTTTGCAGATTTTCCAGACGCCTTACCTTCAATGTAATGCGGTTGTGTTTTAGACTTCATATAAGGCATTAATTTGGGGAACTCTAACCAATCAAAACCTAAATCAGTAATATACATTTTGTTATCGTGTTTTCCTGCTGTAAGAAATGCACTTGCCGAATTAGTTTCTTTTTCTGTGTATGCTAAATCCCAATCAGTACCTACTTCTTTTAATTCCTTTGGGATAGCATTGTCATCAATAGGCTGTATCCATTTCTGCCATATTCCACCATCCGCCGGAGTTGGTATTTGCATTATCTGCCCCGCATAACCGTAACTGCCTAGATTTATTTTAAGCTCCAATAAATCAGCAGGCGTTAAACGATCAGCATCTAATAATCCGTTAATATACTTTTCTTTTAAATACTCCGGCTTAACGTCTTTGGATACTTCACCAGGTAAACAAATATGTTTTATCTTTTTACCTTCTTTCTCCAACCAATTCCCCGTACAATCTTTTTGATGTAACCTTTGCATCACTAGAATTGTAGGCGTAACAGATTTATTTACCTTTCTAGTAGATAAAGTTACGTCCATAAAATTATTAGCGGTTAATCTATCGGCTTCTGACGCTGCTTCTTTTGGGTTTAACGGGTCATCGACAATAATCAAATGAGCGTGAAAACCCGTAACGGTTCCGGTTACCGAAGTAGCATATCTCTCGCCTCCGTCCGTATTTTTGTAATGAGTTTTATTGTCCTGATCTCTTTTTATATCTATCTCAGGAAAATATGCTTTAAATTTATCGCTTCTTATAATATCCCTAGACTTCATGCTGTGATCTGTGGACAATGAAGCAGAATAAGACGCTGTAAGGCTTCGAATTGTTGGGTCTATAATCCAAGACCAAGCAGGAAGCATAACAGTTGCAATTGTACTCTTTGATGTTCCTGGTGGTATATTAATAATTAAGTCGTAATCTTTTGCCTCACGGTTCTTTACTTTTGTGACTACTTTTTGAAGTTCATCACATAAATATTCCATATGCCAATTATAAACCGGATCTTCTGGAATTATGATGTGCCAAAACTCTTGCAAAAAGAAGAAAAAAGACCTCTTGCATAATTCAGCTCTAATCTGATTCTCTGTCGGTATTAATAGGCTGTCCAGCATGTAGTTTTAGAATTACAGATAGTTCTGCATCTGATAG